TTACTGCAGATATCCTGTCGGACCGAATGTGTACTTCTTTCCGTTGATCGTTAGCGTTTCATTTTTCGCCATCTTGCCGTCTGATTTAAAATAGTAATCAGCTTCCTTAAGGCTCAGCCATTTGTTCTTATACATGGCACCGAGCGGAGATGCCGATGTTGCTTTCATATTGTACCAGTAATAATCATCTCCTGCCTGTCTCCATCCGGTAAGCATCTGGCCTGTCTGATAACATCTGTCTTCTCCGGATTTAACAAGATAATAGTCGTTACTGGCATATCCTTTTAACTCACCTTCCAGTAGTGTTCCCTGTGCATGTTTTCCTTCTCTCTTCGGTCGTAGATAGAAATAGTTTCCACCTGCCAGAACCCAACCGGTTAACATAGCCCCAACCGGTTTCTTTGGTGCGACTACTCCATCATTCAGGAAGTACCATTCCCCGTCAATCTTATTCCAGCCGGTCCGCATTCCCCCTGTTCCGTTAAGCCAGTAGAAATTTCCCTGGTACTGAATCCACTGATTCTGGACAACGTACCCTTTCTCGTTAAACCAGTAAAATGTCCCTGCTATTTTTCTCCAACAGTTCCGTGGATAGCTTCCATCCGGATCCTGCCACCAGTCACCGACTTTGTCTTTTATCCATTTTCCCGTCGTTTTTTTCGTCACAATAATTCCGAAAGCCCTGAGGATTCCTTCCGCGATTTCCGCAATATAATCATTAAAAATTTTTCTGTCCTGATCATTGTCAATAAATCCGCATTCCATTAAACGATAATTCAGCCCTCTCTTGGCAGCCCGGTTTACATTTGCCAGGTTAGAACGATACTTGATATTCTCGGCTCTTCCCGGCATTAATGTAGAGATAAAAAGAGCAAGTGACAAATCGTATTCGTCTGGAGCGAATCCCTCTTTGATGATGATATGTCCGCCTCGTGCCGATCCACCGCCTGCATCCATATGCAGCTCTAAAATGTTTGAATCTTCCGAGAAGTTGTAAGTACTTATCAGCTTATCTCTGTACCAGTTTTTACTCGTATCCCCAAGAATGACCGCTTCTCCGCCAAGTTCTTTAATTTTGGCGGCCAACGCTCTGACTCGTTCTGCTTCGGTGTATCCTCCGCCTACTGCGCCAGAATCTCCCTCTCCGTGTCCAGCAATTAAGAATAATTTCATATTACTCTCCTTTCATGTCTTCTATGCATCTCTTGTACCGGTACAATTCTACTTTTTCTTATATGCGTTTCTGTTCCACATCTCTGCCACTCTCTCCCAGCCACCAGTACTGACCAGGTAAACTATAAAAGCGGCAATGAATGATGCGAAAATGTAATACCAATCAATCACTATCTGATAATAGGTGCACAAGACGATCACTGCTGCCGGTGTCAGGATCAGTGATGTGATCAGTGCCACAACATTCGTCTGTATTTTCTTCAATGCTGGCATCTCCTTGATTGCCTGCACGATCACGCTGACCAAGAAGGCCAGCACTCCGATTCCTGCCAAAATGTAACTCATATACTGCATTAATGTTTCAATGTTCATGTTCGATTCCCTCCAAATCACTAATTCTATGGTTTGCAACTCTAATCTGTTCCTCTTGAACAGAAAGCCTCTGTTCAATACTATATGTTCGCTCAACTACATTATTGTGCTTATCTACTCTTTTGGTTAGCTCATCCAGCTTGTATTCCATAAGAGCTCTTGTCTTTTCCTGCTGTCCGTGATTGTTCAGTAGACAAATCACTAGTGTTACGCCTGCTGAGATGCAGGCTGAAATAATTGTTTCCATAGCCATACTTCTTTCTTTAAAATTTATATCTGGGTCTCTCTTCTTCCCACAATAACCATCTGATCCAATCATCCAGGTAAACTGCCACTGCTGAAAGAAAAAACCATAATACTGTAAACTGCGGACAGATCTGTCCCCATAAATTACCTGGCAGATTACTATAATCCCATACATTCCATCCCAATATGATATTTACAATAGTTCCGACAATCAACTCCAATAACGTTATAATGATAGCTCCTGCTGCCATAGCAATACCTCAATGAGCCGCATAAACTCTGAGGTTTTCGGTGTTTTTTTGTACCACCTGTATATCACGGTTGTCAGTTAATTCAAACGAGTTTCTTCTTATTTAAATAGCTCAGGGTAATTTGATGATACAATATTCAGTCCCTCTGAAAATCATTTTTATGTTTCTTTCGGTTTCGCTGTGCCCGTGCAGGATACCGGGAAATCATAAGGATAGTCATACGGATAATCTGCTGTCTCCTGAATCTGCACAGATATGGTAAACTTTTCCCCTGTCCCGACAGGATTTTTGCTCAATTTGATTTCCGTGATTGTCAGCATCATACCACCTCTACTTCTATCCTTACTTTCCTCGTTGAATCAGCAACCACATAAGTAACTTCCAGTATATAAGACTTCGCCTTTTGCACTGGTGCAATTTTAATATCCAGATAATGACCATTGATCTCACATTCTCCATGAGATTCAACTTCTCCAAACCGTGACAGACTGTAAGATGCTGCCAGAATGGTAAATGGTTCATTATTCGGACTTCTTACCAGCAGTTTGACATGTTTGTCCTCACCCTGGATAAATCTTACTCTATTCACAACAGCACCTCCCATGACACGGATGAACCACATCCACACAAAATTCTTCCTGAACTACTTCCACGGTATACTCATATGGTATGAGATGGATGCATAGAGTAGCTGGATCCACGATTAACAGTAACTTCGTGCAAAATGCTATATTACCCGCCTCGTCTTCTGCAGTCACTTCTACCACATACATCCCATCAAGATCATAGGGGATCGTGACTTTCCACAGATCCCCTTCTGCCCGTTCAAAGATAACCTCTTTCCCGTCTACCTTGCCGGTTGCCTTCACGACCATAGCAGAACCTCCTAGTCCGTAATCTCTACAGCAATCACAAAGGTCTTACCACAATCAACCGGATTCGGAGTCAGGGTGATAGACTTGATCACCGGAGCGGCTGTATCAAGCGTTACATTTCTCGTGATCGTTGTAGTCTTACCTGCTTTGTCCTTGGCAATGATCGTAATCTTGTTTGCACCATTGGTCAGCGTTACATCCTTGCTAAAGAATCCATCTGTCCCAACTGTAGCCGCTGCACCATTTACAGTAACTGTAACCGGCTTAGATGTTGCATCGTCTGTCTTACCTGTAACAGTAATAGTTGTCTTATTTGTCACAAGACCTTCTGCCGGTGCTGTAATCGTCAGAGTCGGCGGTACTGTATCCACTGTAAAGGTTGCTGTCTTCGCTGAAGCTGCATTTCCATCATTATCTGATGCTGTCACAGAAATTGTGTGACTTCCATCTTTCAGTGCGGTAGTCGGTTTATAGCTGCATTCATATCCACCTGTGATTGCTGTCTTTGTAACTGTAACGGCTGTACCATCCAGCTTCATTGCGATTGTACCGGAATTTACACCAGAATCTGCATCTGTTACCGTAAACTTGATGGTCGGTGTTGCGTTTGTAATATAAGAATCGGCTGTCGGTGCAGTGATACTGATTACCGGAGCTACCTTCTCTTTGACTCTGATCTTCAGAGAGGAACCAAGTGTTGCATGGCTCTGATCAACGGTCGTTGTATTTCCTGCCACGTCTGTAGCCTTTACCGTACCGCCCAGAACGTGGTCCGTCTGGTTATAACTGGATTTACTTGGTGCAGTTACCGTCGCTTCCCATTTTCCTGATGTTGAATTGTATGTCAGATTAATCGTCTGACCATTAAATATATACTGTGCTGTTTTTACTGCCATCTGTTTTCACCTCTACTCCTGTGTCTCATCTGTAACAAGTTCGCCCATTCCGGAATCTTCCAGGATCTCTTTTACCTTATCTTTCAAAAGTCTTGGAACCTGTTCATACGTTTTCTTTCCCAACATAATCTGCTGTGCCCATAACATTGCCATCATTTCTTTACCTCCGTTGTTTTGTAGCATTATGAATAAATTGGTTAATAGAGTTACCATTACTGATATACCAGCTCAGACATTTCCAGAAGACAGCCCTCTAACTGGTCAATCTTCTCCTTCATGTCTGCCTTTTCTTTCTCAAGTGCCTTGATTCGGTCTTCCGGTGCCTGCTCTTCCTGGTACATGACAATTCCAAGAATGCCCGCTGTATACTTCACAACAGCATCAAACTTCGTATAATTTTCATAGCATGCAAGCTCTGATCCACGCTCCTGGACTGTCATCTTCTTTGTTGTCATGGTGTCTGAAAAAATCGCTTTGATCTCATCCTCTGTTGCTGAGATTGTTTTGACCAGAAGACCACCATCAGCTTGGATAGATGCATCCTGCACTGTCAGCTCCTGACCATCGTTGAATATAATTTTCATAGCTTTTCCTTTCTCTGAATCATGTTTCTATGTTGCATATATAAAAGCGCATAACAAAAACACCCGACCTTCGCCGGATGTGAACAGAAATTATATTAAGTGAATTAAATGGCAAATCATATGAGCTTATTACAGTCAGTGACAACAGATATGTAAAGAAGTATACAGACGGACGCTTTGAAGCATATGGCCATGTAGCAATCACGGATCTCGTATTTGCAAATCAGATTGGAACAAGCGGTGTCTATTACGCTCAATATCAGAATCTGAATATTGGTATTACTGCTAAAACCGTTTCATCTGTACAACACACGGCGAATAACTCTGGTGTTGCATGGACCGGCAATGCATCTGTGTCAGGGATCGCCATGAAAGGTACTATCTTGCAATATGGTTCAACCTCCAGATCAACAGATCTTAATTATGATGTGAAGGGAACTTGGAAATAATTACTTCTTGGTATACCTCAGAGTAATACCTCCGGAATATGTAGACCAGTTTGTTCCGGTCGATACAATAACCGTTGCGCCGTTATTTGTAATCCTTACACCTATGGAATTGGCCACAGTTTTAGGATCCACATACGGAATTGGATAGCTTGCACCGGAATTGAATGCAAAACTATTTTCCATATCAACCCAGATATAATCAGCACCAGTAATACCTGTACTTATAGATTTCGTTGTATTATTCGGTAATGCTCCAACAGATATCATTTTCTGATAGATAGGCTTTGAATTAAGGTATTGTCCTGTGAATGTTTCAGAAACTCCAAATCCTAAAGTAGTAGTATCCGTCTTCTTCTCCAATTTGCCATTTAATTCAGCAAGTGATCCCGCTACACTCAACAGGCTCTTCACCTCCGTAACATTGATTCCATTGTAGTGAATTTCAAATACCGGACACTCATCTACAAGATCTCCCTCCTGAAGATTGCCCTTCGTATATGTCGGAACTGCTGGGCTGCTCGCCTTTGCTGTCCCGGTGATCACCTTCCATTCGCATTTTTCAACCTCTGTCTCCGTATTCCTGGTATACCGGTTTACCACGAGGTCAATTCTCTGCATTCCATGTGATCCATTCGTCAGAGTGACCTCATCATAAGTTCCGATTTCCACACAGGAAATACATCCATGATGGCACATCATCCCGCTCCGGATCTTGAGCAGATTATTGGAACTCAATTCCGGCTTTAAGTTTTCTCCGCTCGTGAGAATATAACTGTCCTGTCCCAGTATTCCTTCCAGCATCTGCCGGAACTGCTGCGAAGTCACATGGGGTGATCCGGTTCTTCCAGATACAATTTTCATTCTTCATCTTCTCCTTCCAATTTATAAGTAATTGATTCTACATCATTTGTGATTTCATAGATGATGTTCTTTACAGGCTTTGACATATACATCCCGGTCAGGTAATCTCTGCCTCCTACGATATCTCCAATACCGACCTGAAGTCCAAGACTTGCAACATCCATTTTGAATGTCTTCTTATTCATTCGGTCCTGAAGTCGTTCAATTGCATTTTTCTCAAGTTCATCCGTCTCCGTTGATGTATTTTCGTACACCTCCGTGATTTCATCCAGCCCGGTATAATATTTTTCTTTTCCAATACTACCGTTTTTCTGTACATACAGATGGAATACATTTCTTTCCTGAAGTTCTCCCTTTCCTGCTACGATCAGATGATTCACTCCATTCCGCTTATCATCCATTGTATAATTCAGCTGCATGTCTTTCGACAGTTCCAGTTTTTTTGAATAATCTATAACAGGAACTGCTTCTATCAGCAGATATCCCGGTTCTCCCTGCTCCCGAAGGAACCGGATGTTCAACCTATACTCTTTGCTTTTCAGCATCTTGCTAATCCCTGCAAGCAAGGTACAGTAGCGGTCAAACAGATAATTACTGACCGTGATTTCTGTATTCTTGGAAGACACTACATACAAGCCACTAAACTCCGGTTCAATCAATGCTTTCATAACCTGATGTATTTCCCCTGTTACTTTCTTGTAATCAGATCCTGCCGGCGGCTCAATCACTTTGTACTGCAAAAATCCACGCCAGGTGATCCCTTTCACTTCCACATAATCAAGTGTGGTATCCGTCAGGATCTCACCGATAATTCCACCATATTCTGTACCAACAATGTATATATAACTGGAAAAGTTCAATTCCGGATACCAGTTTGATCTTGCGATCTGAACTGAAAACTCGTACTCTCCATTCACATCTGCAGTAAAATTAGCATCTTTCACATATCCAATCTCATGTAGATTCTTATCTGCCAGTGTTACCACGGCGGCTCCCTCCTGTTCAAAAATAAGGTCAAATCAAAACCAAAGTCTCCCGACCAGTTGATATTTAAAAGCCCGGAAGGAATTTTCTCAAATATGCTATGTTCCAGCGCTCTCTCATTAAATGCATTCTGCACAGTTCCATTTGATAAATATCTCATAACCTTACAAGATCTGCTGTCGATCACAAGATATTCATTTCGTTCCAGTGTCACAAATACCTCATGAGGATAATCATTGATTAAGATTCTTGGATTCACGCATGGTCCGTAGATAATCATCTGGAAATCACTCGGAATAATATGCTCTACTTCCCACACAGCGGTCCCGCGCTTCACTCCTGCAAAGTCGAACGGATGATTATACGGAAAATCAATACCTGCAGCTGCCTCTTCTTCGGGCTGTGGAAAGAATTGTTTTCCAGTTTCTACCACCCACACAAGCTCCGGTGCCTGAAAGGTAAGTCCCACCTCGGAATAGACGTAACCTTTCCATCCTTCCTTTGCCGATTTTAATATCCTGCATCGTAAATAAGCTCCATTTACATACAGCCTTCCATATACTTCATTTTCCGCATCAACTGCTATGATCTTATAGAGTTGCTCCATATTCGACCGGAATTCGTTTCGTTTCCCGAATACGTCAATTGTCACGGTCTTTTCATACCCGTCAGAAGACTCTGACCAGTCCGCATCAAACCAGTCTGTCTTCATAGTCCTATAAGGAGCCTTCAGAAGATTCAGTTGCTCCCCTTTTGAATTTTCATAATATACAATCATACTTGCGGTACCGCTCCTTTCGGCAGTGGCTTGTCAATTCGCTCTGTTCCAAGATATATTGGTCTCTTCGCTATCGTCTTGGCCGCTTTCATCTGTATCCTCTCCAATCTGTCATAATCCGTCTGATCCGTTGGTCCGCCCCATACCGGATGGTTTCGTATTCCATCCACGCTGTTGTTGGATGTGCTTCTGCTTGTAATCAATTCAGCTGACTTCTTCAGGCTTCCTACAGCTCTCTTGACTCCTGCGCTCATGCTCTTGACTGGAATATTCTTCTCAAATCCGATTCCCATACCAAGAGCCATCATCTTACCTACCTGATCACGGAACACACGGGACGGTGAATGAATACCAAGTTTTGATTTCACCCAGTCAAGGGCATTGCTTGCTGCATTTGCTGCTGCATCTGCCAGACTCTTTGCCGCGCTGCTAAGTCCGCTTGCAATTCCTTTGATAATATTAACGCCGACACTTCCCCAGTCCACACTGGTGAATGCATTCTTGATCTGGCTGATCATGGACGGGATCTTACCAAGCAGGGTCGGAATTCCTTTTACCAGTCCGACCGCCAATTGTGTGAGAATCTGAATACCGGTCTGTATGATCTTTGGCAGGTTCGTAATAATCGTAGATGCCAGTTTTCCAATAATGACCGGCGCTTTCGCTGTCACCTGCGGGATTGCATTTGCGATCCCCTGTGCAAGCCCCATCATTAAATCAAGTCCTGACGAGATAATCTGTGGGAGATTGCTGATCAGCGCCTCCACCAGTGTCAGAATCATACTTGCCGCTGCCGGAATCAATTGCGGGAGCTGTTCTGCCAAACTGCTCACAAGTGTTGCTATAATACTTGCGCCCGTAGAAATAAGCGCCGGCAGATTCGCTGTGATTGCATTCATTAATCCCAAAATCAGCGTTGCGCCCTGCCCCATCAATCCCGGAAGTGCTGCTGTAATTCCATTTCCAAGATTGGAAATAATCTCCGGACCTTTCGTCTGCGCAAGAAGCAGCAGCTGATCAATCTGCGTTCCAAACTGACTGTAGATCAATCCCAAGCCGGCAACAACAACGGCTGCGACCGCCCCGAAATTCAGCAGACTGATAAAGGATGGGATAAATCCGGCAACCGATGACAGAATCGGCGCAAAGGCATTTCCAATGATACTTGCATACCCGGAAATCTGTGTTCCTACTTTTCCAAAACTTCCACCGATTACCGATCCAAGTTTTCTTATTGGCGCAGTAAATTTAGACACTGCATTTGTCACTGGTGCGCCTAATTTGCTGATCTGATTCTGAATTCCGGCTCCATAATATTTCACATGGTACGTTATTTTACCAAGCACTCCGGAAATCTGTTCTTCCATTCCTTCAAATGGAATCAACACTGCATCTTTTGCTGTAGAAAGTGCCTTGGCGCCAGCTTTCATCTTTCCGCCGAGTTTTTTGATATCTCCCGGCATCTTGTTCAGCTTTGCTACTGTTCCGCCGCTTATTTCTCCCAGACCACTCAAGATATCGCCACATGTACCGGCACTTTTCCCAAGTGCACTAAATGCCGGAGCTGCCCCTGCAAGAACCGCTACCGTCTTGCCGAGATTCATAAGCTCATCTGTGCTCATGTTCTGCAACTTATCTGCCAAATTTCCAACACTATCCGTAAAAACTTTTAGCTGCGGCACAGCTTCTCCGATTTTTCCAGATAATGATTCAAGAACATCCATTCCAGTCTTCCCAAGTCTCGGAATAATCTGTTCCAAATTGTTGAAGATATTTTGTGAAGCTGTCCAGAAAGTATCTACAAGATCATTCGCGCTGATCACGCCTGCTTCAAAGTTCTCCCATGCAGCTTTCGCAGAATTAACAGATCCCTCAATTGTTGTTGACGCTTCCTTCGCAGATGTTCCGGTTATTCCAAGATTTTCCTGGATCTTATGGATTGCGAGGATCATCTGATCAAATGTAACGTTATCGAGATCCTCTATCTTTTCGTTCAGAACACCTGAGTCGTTGATCAGCCGGATCATTTCCGCCTGTGTACCGCCATATCCCAACTTCAGGTTGTCGAGCATGGTGTAATTCTGCTTTGCAAATCCCTGATAAGCATTCTGGATGTCGCGCATGTTCGTGCCCATCTTATTGGCATTATCTGCCATATCAATCAGTGCTGTATTCGCAATTTCTGCTGCCTTCGCAGTATCTCCACCAAGCCCCTGCAGCAATGATGCCGAGAAGCTCGTTACCGTGGACATATACTCATTCGCGGAAATCTGAGCTGTCCTATACGCCATATTGGCATTTTTAATTACCGTCGATGCACTGTCCTTAAACAGTGTCTCTACTCCGCCGACCTGCTGCTCCATATTTGCCACCACATCAAGTGATGTCTTTACGATTGCGGCCGCTCCTGTTCCAATAGCAGCTACTGCTCCTGCAGTTGCTTTCGTTACAACCGATAATCCGCTTTTCCCGAGGCTTCCCAGCTTCTTTATGCCGTCGTTGAACCCTTTTTCATTAATTTTTGTATCAAAATTCAAATAGCCGTCCGCCATACTATCACCCTTTCTGATAGCACGGCTCAACGGCTCACATGTGCTTAAATCCTAATCTTCACTTCTCTCCTGCATTCCCGACAATTAAGATACACGCCATTGCACTTGGCTGTATCTTCGTATATCAGCAGTTTCTTTCCACAATAAGGACACCTGTACCATTTGCGTTCTGTCGGGATGTTGATCATCATTTTCTTTGTCACGCAAACATATCCCCAATCTCGTAGTCTGTCATTTTTCTCTTTCTCTTCTTCAGCGCAATGGCATCCTGTATTCTCTTGATTCTTTTGCGCTCATCCTTGTCCTTTACAGTTCTGAGATCTATACTTCGGTACATCATTCTCTGCTTAATCTCTGTGCTTTCCGGAAGCCCTGTAAATAATGTCTGAAACTCCCACCAGTGCATATACTCAATTTTCTGCAGGTCAATACCATACACTTCCCTGAATGCGCTGTAGATCCATGTCATGTCTTCCTCGTAGGAATAGACCTGTTTTGATGATTGCACAGGTGCAATTTCTTCTTTTTCACCCGGATTCATGGCGAGGAACTCGCCGAGTGCATCAATTGCAGCTTCCAGATCGTCCGGTATTGCGTCCGTATACCATTGCATCATTAGTCCGCACTTAACATTCTCCGGTACACTGTCGTCCTCTACCAGTTTCATTAGTCTTATCCATTTCCGGAAATCTGTCTCCACCGGATATTCCTTTCCGTCCACTGATACAAATTCCGGAAACTTATCAATCAAAATGTTCATCTCTTACCTGTTGTTGGAGTATTTCCTATTCTTCTGCTTATTATAGTTCCTTCTCTGCTGCCTGTTTCCATGTTGCTGTATGGTATATTCACTATACTTTCCATTGATTCTTTCAGCGTCCGCATCCTCGAACTTTTTCAATGCCTCTGCAGCTTCAATGCACAGGTTCAGGCTTGTCTTTCCACAGAACATTGCTTCATGTGCCCCGTCTCCGATGATTCTGTCGAAGAAATTGAAATAGCACCTGCACTGGGCACGGATGATGTCTGCCGTCTTCCCTGTAACCGGAGTCTTCTTTGCTTCTTCCTGTAACAGCTCCTTTGCTTCTTCCAGGTTTTCCAGGAAATCAGCGTCTGTAAAATCGATCTCCGCTTCAAGATCTCCAAATTTAAAAATTTCCATTAGCTAACCTCTCTTTCTCACTCTGCTGCAAATGTACAAGTCTCCCAGCCGTCTGTAGTAGTGGCTGTGCCTTTCGTGATATTGCCTGACGCCTTGAAGCTACCTTTGTAGATCAGTGCGTCCGTTCCATCCCCTTCTGTATCCGGGATTACATTCCAGTCACGCTTTCTTGCGGTACATGTGTTTTCCACTTGCTTTTCGTCAAACAGATCTACAGTCACGATTGTAACCTGTGTGTCTGATCCAATAAGTTCATCATCTGTAATTTCTGCGATTCTTGCTTGTACCGGATCGTTTGTATACAGGTCGAACTCATAATCGACAGATGGTGCATAACCAACCACGTCCGAACGCTCACTTGCTTCGTCCACATACTGTCTGCTGTATTCTGTTGCGTTTTTTCCGTCTGACATGGAAGTAAATCCTGTCATCCTGGTGAAGTTCTTCCCATCACCTGTTGCATCCATAAACGCAACTCGCTTATGTCTTCCAACCAATTTCTTTTTTCCATCAGCTGTTGTCATTTCCATACCTCCTGTTTATTTATAAATTGCTCTGCAAATCATCTGATACCGTCCCAGATCAGCTTCTGCGCTAAATAAATAGCCGGACTGCAGCACTTCTACTCGAATAGCGTCATGCCCGTCCAGCTCCGGTACGATATCATTCATATTGTTCTGTTGTGTCCACTCCTCGAAGTCCTGATAGAACCCGCTGTTTGCGATTCCTGTTCTGGCGTCCCCGTCATAAGCTTCCTTACTTGTCAGAGCGAACTGGAACTGTTTCAGGCAGGAGCCATCCACATATTTCTTGTATATCGGATCTGCTCCGATCGGATCAATGGAGTATTCCATTCCGTCACCGAGATAATCGATATTGATCTTCCGGTTGTTAATGCCTGGGTAGGACTTCACATATTCCCGGATACTTTCGATGATTGGCGTCTTCTTATTTTCCTGCAATCTTCTCTGCCCCTTCCCTTATAACATCCTTCTTGCTTGCTTTCATGGTTTCAAACCATTTTGACCTTGTCTTGTGTTCATAGTACTGGCGGCGTGCATACGGAGTGATATACTCGATTGATCCGGATCCGATCACCGTTCCAAGCGTTCCGGACTTGATCAGCATCCCGGTTCTTCTCGGAGTCAGTGGATTCATATAGCGCAGGCATTCTGAATCGACGAATTCCTGTGCATTGGAAAAAGCACCCTCTTTTCGCTCTGAAAAGCCAGGTGCCCATTTCAGTTCTGCCGTTACCGATCCGTCTGCATTCGTAACCGTGGTGATACTTCCACGTGGCGTATTGATTGAAAATGCTTTCTTGCCAGCCATCTACTCACCTCCGACCCTCCAATGTGGAAGCGTCCCAAACCGGTTATCTGACCAGCTTGTCACCTTACAATGCCTCTGGAACAGCTTTTTCAAATCCGCCGGCTTCTCAATCTCCTGATAGCACTCACCGAGCACGATCTGATCCCCGTTCTGTATAGTCCAGTTTCCGAAGCCTCCACAACAGGCATACTCTTCCGGCGGGAGATACTGATCTGCTTCTGGAATATCCGCAGGAATACGGATCTTATAGACTTCCGCACTGTTCAGACCGTTATCTGAAACTGCGGCCTTATGATCTACATAAACATGAACGCCGTGCAAGACTGTCCGGGACCAGGTATCAAAATGAGTGGTCTCATCGTATTTCCTGTTATAAACAGTCACATCCATATTTTTGATCACAACGCATCCCCACCTTTCTTGACAGCCATCCAGTAGGAAGAAGATAAGGATATACCGCATCATATACCTTTTTCTTCACAATCTCTTCTGCTGTCTTTCCATCCGTCTGCTCTGTAACATAAGTGACACTGTATCCGTCATTATTTTCTGACTTCACCAACGGGGTTTCTGACTGCTGCTGTGCATTGTATTTGTAATAAACCTCTGCTGCAGCGCAAACAGCATCTTTTACCGCGTCATTTTCCACAGCAAAGATATCACCTTTCACATAAGTCAAATGCCGGATATAGGCTTCCGCCTGCCTTTCGGCTTTTCGAAAGTCCTGTTCCGGAATGGTTCTTCCTCCATATTCGTCTGCATAATATCCATACGTGACCTGCATGGATCATCACCTTCCCTTACTCACCGGATTTCAGAACTGCAAACGGACATCTCTTGGTCTTGTCTGTCTTCAGTGAATTGATCGGGTTCGGAATTTCCCATCCAAGACGCATCACTGCACGAAGCGCAACCATATCGTTCTGCATAAGATTGTATGCGATGGTTCCGTCCGTATTCTGGACAACACCTTCTGTGAACAGCTTAAATGTAATATCCTGACGGATAGAATATACAAGCTGCGAGAAATCTCCGGAGATCATGAGAGCTTTTGATTTATCAAACGCACCGTTGTTTGGGAAGTTCATTGGGGATCCATCAAGTGCATACTGTGTAGTTCCCTGCAAATCCTGTTTAAACAATGGATCACCATTTGTATTTTTCAGTCCTCTAAGTTTAGCTCTCATAGAGATATCTGCCATGTGGCCATTTACAAAATATCCACAATCTTCAACTTTTGCGATCACCCCATCCTCCGCCATAATTTTGTCGTAGAGGCTGTCTGCCGTTCCTAATGTTACAACAGCATTCGCTTTTGTAGCTGTCGCAACTACATCTTCTCTCCATGTAGAAGGTTTATTTTCACCAAACAGCACAGCTGCATCAATCACTTTTCCAAAAGCCTCTGTTACTCTTGGCTTTACTTCTGCCCAAATGTCGTATTCTGCGTCATCCAATACAGCTTCCGGAATCGGAACAATAACAGCAATTTCCTCAGCTGTAATAAACTTCTTGTCCCAAGCCTGCTTTGTTGTCTTCTTCTGGCCATTATCACCATTTACAAAGTAAGCAATCGGCAGCATATCAAGGACTGGCATCTTGTACTGCTTGCTTGTCATGTTTGCCAGCTTACGGCCCCTTGACAGTACAGCTGACTGTGCGATTGTTCCCTGGATGATCTCATTGGATTCCTGAATTGGAATCAGAGCCTCTGCTCCGGTACGATCAATGATATTTGCATCTGTTTCAAACAATCTTAAATTCATTCTTCTATTCTGCATTTACTCTACCTCCGTTATCTTCGCGCGGCAGCTCTGATTCTGTCATTGATGGATGCATTCATATTTCCACCAGAACCATCGGATGCATTTCCTACTGAAGAATCTGCGATACGATAAGAGCTACCGCCTGCATATCTTGGATTCTCTTTCAAAAACTTCTCTGCTGCCTTTTCAAATGTTGTTTTATCATCTACCATTTTGGAGATTTTAAAAGTTACATAGTCCAGATCGTCCGCCTTTACTCCTTTGCTGGACAAGAATTTTTCATTTTCCATCTGCTGGACCTTGTTCTGAGATTCTGCTAACTGCTGTTGTAACTGCGCTACGTTCGGTTTGTTTTTAGCTCTCTCTGTTTTGAACTGGCTGATTGCCTGAGTTACCTCGTCTTCTGTCATTCCCTGACCTCTGAAGAAATTTGCAAGAGCTGCTCTTTCCGACTTTTTCGCTCGTGAACTTGCAATCTCTTCCAATTGTTCATAGGTATATGTTCCGGTTCCATGTGCTCCGGATGCGCCACCAGTGGATCCGTTTCCACCATCTCCATTCCCGGCATTTCCACCCTGTGTACCAGAGCCAGCTCCTGCGCCGTCTTCAAAGAGCTGTAACATCATTCTTTTTTTATACATTTCATACCTCCGTTTTGCCTCGACAGGCTCTGAGCTTTTTCCGTCTTCACGTTTTGGACATAATAAAAACACCCCGAAGGATGTTTTCTACATAAATGTTATACAGTTGTATTCCCTGTTAATATCTGTAACCCCAAGGAACCAAGAATCCATCAGAAGTTTTCCACCATCTGATAGTTTTTCCCATTCAATTATTGTCATTCCACTTCCAGTATCCGCTCTTATCCGATCATTAGACAGATCTTTTAATGAATTAATCAGATTACATGTAAGCGCTGATACCGCAGCACACACACGATCGACACCGTTAGGACCATTTCTTCCTGCATGACCGTTCATCTGAATACTGCGATCTGTTATTTTAATAGTTATCATTGAAACCTCCTAAAATTGAGTACAAAAATACCACCGGTCATTATGACTGGTGGCAACTATACAACTGCATTTAATGCTTTGTTGTATTCAATTTCTAATTCATGTTTAAACTTTTCAATCTCTTCTTTTTCCCAACCCTTTTCTTGCAAAGTAGATACAATCTCTTCTGGTTCGCATAAAATTTCTTTCAGGCTATTTATTTCATCGAGCAGATGTGTATTTCTAATAGCAATTTTTATCTGCTCTTCTGAATATCCCTGTTCAACCATAACACTACGCATATCTTCATCTTCAATTTCTTGTAGTTTTTTATCTACATCTGGTGTGCTCATGTCAAACATCGTCATTACAATCCCTCCATAATCTCTTTTAAAACCTCTCCAAAGATTCTAGCGGCTTCTCTTGGCTTTTTACTAGTCATATATTCTGAAAAACATTCTGCAAAAAACTCTCTTTCATTCTTATTTGCATACTCTGATATATGTTTAGTAATAAATTCTTTTTTAGAAAACTCTAACGCTTCGTTAAGCTCTCTTCCCTTATATCCCATCCGGGACCATTCCACACGCTCTACACGAATATAATCAAAATATCCTATTTGTTGCAATACTTCTCGTTTTACAGCTGCACTCGTTCGAGTTGTTCCGTATATGCTTATTTTTCCTCCCCAAACTCTATTTCGTGTAAGATAACCATCTAATTGATGCCCCATTTCGTGAATTATAATAGCGTCCGCATCAGTCCCTTCAGGATGAAACTGCATTCTTACATCTCGGTCATACCGCTTTTTTAGCTCCTTGTAGTCACTAAATTCACTGCTAATTCTCAAAACGCCAGACAAAGACTCGCTCATTGCATAGCCTGTTATATTGGGATCATACAATACTTTGTTCGTATATCCTTTAAGCTGTGGAAATTTATCGTATACTTTCTTAATTCCATTATATACCGATTTCTTTGATCTTTCATCCATTTTTCCAAAATCGACATTCTTTTTATCCACGCCTAGCATTTTTACTACCTTGCTCTTTTCAAACAGATTGTCTGTACCCATTATATTCTTTGCCACTTTTAATTCTGCTTTGCTTGGAGCTACTTTTCCCCGCATATCCAGATAGATACGCTCACGTTCTTCTGTAAGGCTCATCTTCCGGCAGAATCTGGAATACTCATTAAGCTGTCCTTGATATTTTGCTTTTTGAAGTATTACTTCATTCGGATCAGCGCCACCATGTTGCAGTAAACACACTTTTTCACGCTGTGCCCTCATGGCTGTTTCCATCTGCCTCTGTCTTTGTTTTGCTTCGTATAGCGTATATTCTTTACCACGGAACTCCTTCGGATCATTCTCCTTTTGATTCTGCTTTTCCAGCCAATCATCTGGCCAGTTCCTCTCTGAAATTCCTTTTATGAATGGATAATAGGTATGATAGCAGTTTGCTCCTAGAAGACCTGTCACCGTACCAAGACCGCAAACAGAATATAATTGCTCTTCTGTCCATATTCTTCCTTGCCATACGGAATGAGTTGGTCGTGCTCCTGCATGCCACTCCACCTCGAAATACTCCGTTCCTAGCTTCTTTGCGTTATACTCTGATATTTTCCCAGCGATCTGGCTTACCGCTGTCATAACAGCTCTCCTAGCAGCCACATCCACACGATTGGTTCTGCCGGATGCATATTCTATCTGCCGTAATCCGCTATTGGTCAGCTGTGTGACTACTCGTCTTAGAACTGTATTATAATCAAACGATCCGGTCACGATATCAAAGCAAGCTGAATCAAGATAATTTGTATAGACTTGCGACAACGGTGTTATAATCTTTTTTCCATCTCCGTAATCTAAGTAAAAACCAAGCGAATTTGTTATATTTTCCAAATCTGCAAAACTTTGATCAATAATTGCATCTGTAATCTGCTTAAGTTGCTCGTTCTGGTCAAATGGTATGTGCTCTACGTTGATTTGTTCATATATGTCCTTATTCCTGACATATTCCCAATCAATTACCTTATCATACAACTCAAACATTTCTGGATAAGAAGCATCGAGCGTTTCCTTAATTTCCTTTTCAATGTCTTCTGAAGAATAACCCAAAATAAGTAATCTGTTAATCTGCCAGTCTGCTGCGCTTGTAATCTTTCCGGTTTTCTTGATTCGCCGGACAATATCCTTCATGATTCGGAGTTCTAAATCTTGATATCTTCCAGCAATCTTACTGGCCATCTGATTCTTGTAATCATCTCGCATATTATTCCATCACCTGATTCTGCTCTGGTAGATTTTGCCTTGCTTGCTCCACGGTCTCCCCATACCATTTTGCACGGTATTCTTCATGCCGCATCACTCCCATGCTGACATCCTGACGGTCCTGCTGCCTCTCTGCGCCTTTATCCTCGATAATAGAATCGTCAAAAGCGATCACAATATCTGTATTTATATCCAGTGCGTTCCCTGTCACAATCCCGAGTCGGATAATGATCTGAATTAATTGCTTCAGCACATCATCCAGGATGATTTCATGCTTCTTTAGCATCCGGTACATATCTGAATTTTCGGATATTACCTCTGTTGCAGTTTTTACGCCAGTACCATCAAACCGATATCTTTCTGTTCCGAATCCACATTTCAGTGACAGATAATTCAGATCATCATTGATCGCTTTGCTGTGTTCTTCTACTCTGAGGCTCATATCCACCTCTTTGATCAATCCTGTCTGGCTCTTATCATAATCTTCCGGGAGTGAGTAAAATACGCTGTCTTCCGGGTCAAATACCGGAGTACCGTCTATGTTCGACAGCATTTCAGGAGCAACAAAAATCCTTTTTCTGCCAAGATCGAACTCATTGCAGTAAGAATCATATTCCATATCCAGTTTTTTCAGCACATCAATAGAATTAGCAAATATCGCGATTCCCATAGGATTACTTTCATCCGCATTGTTCGTGATGTTCAGACGGTCAATAACAAACTGTGGATTCGTGGATCCTGTCTCCGTTCTTGCTGCCAAATTAGCAAAAGGCTTCAGCCGCTTCCATTCCTGTTCCGTCAGCTCTCGCCCCTCTGCGCTCCCTTTTGAACATTCCAGCACATTGTTTTCGATGACATACATGCCGTTTTCGTCCATTCTATGGAACTGAATCTGCACGTATTTCTTTTGTCTAATTGTATGGATAAATGTAAAAATGCACTCTGTTACGCTTCCGTTGTTCCAGCTGACTGGATAAATATTCTTCGCATCTACATAATTAATCCCGATTTTTCCGTCTGATACTGTTCCATCTTCCTGTACGGTTGCGTTATAGAGATACGGGATATATGCTACTGTTCCGGTATAAGCTTTTCGTTCCTGGTAGTCGTTTCCCGTCACAAGAAAATGATTATCGTTTAGAACTTTTTTCACGAATTTCTGAGTCGACTCATCTTCCAGCGTGATCATCACGCGCTCATTCAGAAGAAGATCTGCGATGTCCTCCGAAAGTTTTTTTGCCATCCCCATACTTTTTCTGCGGCATCTCTTACATGTACCGCGTCCGGAATAGACTTTATAATACGTGAACTTCTTGACGTTAGAATTATACCAACTGGTCCACTCATCGATCTTCCGGTAAAACGAAGCATCTACTGTATCAATTCCTTTTTTTCTGAAATAATTAAATATATTCATCGTCTTCTCTCACCTCCCTGCTGCCGAAATCGCAAATATCAATCTCCTTTGTCAAATCATCTGATGGCAACCAGTATTTCATCTTGCTCCATGCTCCCATCACTGCATAACGAATCGCATCCATACAGTGATCATTCTCTTTTACAGGAACTTCTTTCCCTTTTTCAATTGATTTCTTATCGTATTCATATACCCCGAACTCATTTACTGCATTTTCTTGCTTTGGAGCAATAGACATAATGTCAAATACCAAAACCTTTTGTACACGGCTAATGCCTAATGCTACATCATTCTCTGCATCACGAAGAAACACCTGATAGTCCACACTTTTCCTGGTTGCTCTCTTTATTTCTTCTGCCAATCCTTTTGCTGATGGATCCAGGAAAATATAAAAGAGTCGGTTATCATATTGTTCATGTAATTCATCCATGAACTCAACAAGATCCTGTGCATACTCAGACGGACTTTTCTGCTTCCCTGTCTCTCGCCCACTATGATAATACTCTCCTAATCCCGGAAACTTTTTCCTGTAAGTATCAAGACCAAATGCCTGAAATGTTGTTGCATTCTGCTGACCATAATCACCGCCAATGTAGATTCTGTCATATCTTCTATCCGGATTTGGCTTCTGTCTGTGCCTTTCTCCAAACATATAATAAATCAGTTCATCAACACCAACTGATTCTCCAAGCCATACCCATCTGTACATTTTCGGATCAGCAACCTCCATTGCCTTGGCAGATGCAATCAGATCAGGGCCTAGCCAGGCAGCAGGTACATCTCTGTAGTCCGTATGGATATGTACGCAGTCAGGACGTTTTTCCATCTTCTTGCACCACTGATTAATCGGTGCATTCGGATTCTTCGGCGGGTTATACAGATAAATCATTTGGAAACCACCTTTATTTCCACGAACGAAAGTAGCTTCAATATTACTTAACTCATCCTCACCCTCACCGTCATCAAAGAATTCTGTCAACTCGTCTAGCACAACCAACTTGATCGGTTTATCCTCATCAATAATACCTTTCGTATCATCAATGCCATCTGATCCGGCAAAATACATCGTTGTTCCATACTTCTTATAAGTGATCTCCATTGGAGACTTTGTAATCCGGAACTTACTTTTCGGAATCTCCAAGCGGTTAATTCCTCGGAGCATCTCCTTGTAAACTGTTTTCCGCAGCTTGTTATGATGCTTACGCAGCACAACCACAGAGCCATTGGCATCTGATACAAGTTGATAATCTGACCTGATAGCTGCATAACTGGATTTCGTCCCGGCACGACCAGATGTCAGGATGATATGCTTGATACTTCGGTTATTGAATATCGGCAGGTACTTCGGAATCACTATATCCGATATCCTGACTTGTTTCTTCTGGCGCATCATTTATAATCTCTACTCCTTCATCCTCATTCTCAGCATTTCCAGAGCTTCTACGGATCTTTTCTGTATCCGCCTCCATCCGTTCTGTCCTGCGTTGCTGTTCTTTATCATCCGCAGCAGTCTGTGCATTCTGTCCAGCATACTGGGCAACAAAATATGCAGCCTTTGTATTTCCCCGCATTGCCTCCTTGATCTGAGCCATAAGCAAAGCCGATTCCAAAGTACACTCAACACCAAGCGACTCTAAAACCGGCTTCCATTCTTCATTATCTATTTCCGCAGTAAGCAGCAGGTTCAACGTCTTCCGGAAGTCTGCCTTCCTACGTCTTACTTCGCCACTTTTCTTACCTCCACGGGATTGTATTTCCCGTAGTTCTTCCGTACTTCGCTTATCAAATCCTTTATCTCTTATGTTTTCATAACCTGCCACTTCACCACCTTCCATTCCTGTTTATTATTGATGGACCATGCAGGGATCGAACCTACGACATTTCGCTTATGAGGCGAATGTTCTACCACTGAACTAATAGTCCGAGTTTTGAGTATTAGAAAAGCACCCCGGAGGGGTGCCTTGTAATTAATCATCTCTTTCTATCCATGTTTAAAATTATATTAAAAAGAAACTTTACACACATTGCCATAGATACAATAATTATTATGTTTAAGCATAAAAAAATATTAAAAATACATTCTCCCCATATGTCTGCAAATAGCAATACTATTCCGAAAGTAATTGCCATTAACAAATACGTTCCTGCCATTACATATGAAAATAATATATTAGGAAAGTGATTTGTATCTTTTAGCAATTTCACATACTGATTTTCTCCAATAGTTAATAAGATTGATGTTGCCGTAAAAATAAAACCGAGCAATATTCCCCATATATCTAAAATCGTCTTCAATAAATCGATTCCTTTTTCCTTGTCAACTATTAATAGTTGTTTACCACACTTATTACATATAATATTTCCTACGATTCCAATCAAAATCGGTAAAAAGATAATGATTACTTTATCAATTTTGTTCGCCCATGTTTTTTCCATTCTATTGATTTTCTCCCAATATTAAGGCTTTACCTCTTCTTTATAGAATTCTTCTATCTTTTTATATACATCTTTTGAATCTATTGTTCTTTTTTTAGTCCGAACTATATCTACCTTGCTAACTAGTTTATCTGATAATAAATCAATTGCATCACAATACGAACCCTGACTTATATATAATCTCCCAATATCATCTCTATACTTAGTCAACAATTCTTTCAAATCATCAGATGATAAAACGTCATTCATCCCCGTATAACTGTTTGTCTTATTTTTTCTTCTCTTTAATGTTATTTCTATTATTTCTGCATCCGGAACATTTTTCACAGCTCCACTAAACAAACTATTATGTGCTAAAACGTTTTTATATGCCTCTGAATCTGGCTTAAATGTCATATCGAATAATGTTATTGTTTCATTCTTAGCCAATTTCTTATAGGAATCATTATCAATTTTGGGCATAAATTTAATTTGATATAATTTTTGATTATCTCCACATATGTTCAGAATTTTTGGAATATACCAGTTCAATGCTGATATTCTTGCTCCTGAAAAGTTAAATTCACTTCCTACGATATTAGTGTCTTTAAAAAATACACAATGTGTTATTTCTGCAATATTTTGCTTTTTATTAATATATTTTTCTAATTCTTCCAGTTCACCGTCCTGCTCTATTAAAGGAAGTGCATTAGTTTTACATAAAACTATCCTAAAACATATTTTATCATTTTCTATTTTATCTGTAATAATAAATAAATTATCTTCATTCTCTGTCGTGGATATGTATTTAACGTTTACTTTCTTTTCTTTGAAATAGAATTTTTTTAGAAAATTCTCAAACTTTTCTTCTTTTCTTTTTACACTAACATATTCTCCAGACTTTTCATCGAAATACTTCCAAGATAAGTCATAATAATATAAACTTCTTCTCACAACATTTTCTTTTTTCTTTGCCATAATCATTCCTCCGCTGATATAAAACCTATTTCCATAATATCCCAAATCTCGACATTATACAACAGAAAAACACCCACACATTATCATGCAGGTGCTTCTTGGGTTTTATACAAAGAGAGGACGAGCCATCAGCTTTCCGCCTCAGGCTCATTGTAATTCTCTCACACATCTATACTGAACTTCAAGGAACTGTAGTAAATCATTTTGGTGTTTTCAAATGTTCCAGCGCTTTTCCATGCAACTTATGCACCCATCTTTCAGTACAGTCCATCTTTTCAGCAATTTCCCACCATCGAAGTCCTTTCACGTATCTGTAAAACAATACATCATTCTCGTCCTCATTCTTTACTGTCTTAATCTGATTCTCGATGGATATATACGATTCGATACATTTGCTCTTTTCCTTCTCAAGTTTTTTCTCCAGTGAATCTATTCTTGCCAGCTCGTCTGACAAATCTTTCTGATTTCCACTACCATGCGGCATACCTGAATAGTCTGTTGCTTTCGTAGATTCTGCAAGTTCCCTGAGCTCTCTTACCTCATCGTCAATTCTACTGATTCGTCTTCTGCTGGCTTTGTATCCTCTCAGATACTCTTTTTTCCGGTTGTTCTCGTTCTTTACATTGTTCTCTTCCAGTCTCTTCTCCATTGGCATCATCTCCTATCTTGTACTTTCTCGCCAAGTATTCTGCTACATCTCCATGCCACAACTGCTGCCCTTGTGTTTCAATCAGCTTTCCTGCCTGGTATGCTGGTCGATGAAACTTCTCGCTTGCCTTCCGATCCGGTGGATGTTCTGCCATAGCAGCATAATGTTCTTTTTGGTTCTGCTGGATCTCTGCAGGACTCCAGCGTGTGTCTGTACTTCTTTTCACTGTTCATCACTCCTACATTTCTCTTCTTCCAACGATGTAATCTATGGACACATTATATGTATCTGCATATTTGATTGCTTCTCCTAACGTCAGCCCTTTCCTTTCTGTCTCAAGATCTTGCAGTCTTTCCTCCTTCATGTCTAGCTCGACTGCTGCCTCTTTTCTTGTCAGTCCTCTGATTTTTCTTAGATACTTCAGACGGTTTCCTGTTGTTCCTACCGGTCGTAATATAACCATTGTAATCAATTCCTCCTTTCACGTCCCATGCGCAAATGTCGCAATCCTCAGGACATACATTTGCCTTTCTTGCTCTTTCGCACATCTCCATTTTCAATTTCCTATCATTCTCAATGTCTTTGATGAATCCGAGCTTCCTCAAGATTTTGTGAATCAGTGATTCAATATTAAATTTAGCCATTATAATTCGTTCCTTTCTCCTTAAAAATGCGTAAAAAATACCAACCACCGAATATTGATGGTTGGTAAAATACTTACAGTTATCTGCCTCGATTTTCCAAATGGTGCTCTAACCAGTAACTCCTATATCTTTCTATTTGTTTTGTCAGCTCTTTTATATCGTCTTCGCTAAAATTGAATTTGGCAAACTCTTCTTTTGCACGAACATTACTCTTCGTCTCTGCACCACTTGCTTCGCCCGATAATTTATGGAATATTCTCCACGCTTCTTCATCTGTTACATCGTTTTTTAAACTTTCTTCAAAGTTTTTATATCTCGATTCCAATAACCTACTTCTTCCGTTACATTCCACGCACACATTAACTCCAAAAGCATAATATTTTTCGTTTATACGATAAATAAATGGATGCTGCTTAAAAAGTTTATCAATATAATCCATATTGGCATTTCCTCCCGTACATTTATACAGAAATTATACCATTCCAACCATCAATATTCAATTGTCAAGGTACTTTCATGATTTTTCTCCACGTTTACAAATATCTAAAGCACAATGCATACATCTTTTGCTCCCAGTCGCACCGAGATAGAAGCTCGTCAAAATCCTTTTCCGGCATGAACTTTATCCCGTAATGTAATCTAGATATGAATTTGTATAATTCTTCAAACATTGCTACTCCTTGTATTTCTCCACAATCTCCATAATTGCTTTCATGAGCTTTGATGCTTCCAGGACATCTTCATCACTTATACTTCGTATACGGTCATCTCTTCGCAGTTCTCCAAGTTCGTATATTCCATCTTGGAGTGTCTTAAAAGCTTCTGCCAGTACCGTTTCTTGTGCAGCATCCTCATCCAGCTCATAGAATTTTTCGTATTTATCATGTTCTCCGAATTTATCAGATACAATCTTTGTCCTCTTCGGAGTGATTTTTACAATCTTCGCCGGAATAATCTTGTCATGTCGGAACCACTGCCATCCACATTGAATCTTTCTCGCCACTCCAACAACATCTCCAACTTTCAGTGAATCTTTGTCTATCTCTTTTAATTCGATTTTCATTCTGGCATCACCTCCGGGAAGTCTTCTATAGACATTTGACCTTTTAACTTTCCCGCTTTTTCATCTTCCATTCTTTTCCTTTTGTATTCGTTATACTGTTTTCGATACTCATAGCTCTTACCGAAAATATTCCACGCTGCTTTTACTACATTCGGTTCGTAAGGTCTGATTTTTTCCAAATCATCTACTGCTTTATATGATATTGGACAACCGCAGCATCCTGTCCTTGTCAGTCCATACACCTCATAAGCATCTGAATACTTTATTCCGTAATAGTTTTTGTACCATTCCTTATCCTTATCAGATACGTAATAAAGTGGTCTTAAACGAAATTGTCCGCTTGCAGTCTCGGTGAAGCACAATGCTGTATTATCCTTTCTCGGCACAGATCTCATTCCACCTTCATCTCTTCGCTCTCCAGTTATCACCATGTCGTATGATTTCTGAACTTTATGAGCAATTTGCTTTTTGCAGTAGTCACAACATTTCGCACTTATCATAAAATCCGGTGGATATTCCTCAATAAAATCACGCATATACTTTGAAGAGTTGATTACCAGCTGAATATTCGGTCTTGGCTCTCCTTTAGAATTGCAGCAACAAAGAAAGTTGATTAAACTCTCACACTTCGGATATCTTTCTTTCAGTTCTTTTCTCTTTGCCGCTTTATCCTCTGCCTGGTCGTACTCTTGAGCAATAGACAGTGGAACTCCTTTTTTCTGCCAATCTGATAATCCTCCAGACATAATCTTTGATACAAATGGAATTCCGTATTTTCTCGTGGATTGCACGATATTGATTTTCGGTCTTACTTCTTCAATCTCAACACCATATTTCTCAGCAACATCTTTCACATGGTCTTTTGTTGCTTTCATTTCCAATCCAGTGTTGAAAAACACATATTTGATTGGTGGAAGTTCAAATATCCGTCTCGTCCTTTCAATCAGGTCAATCATAATGTCACTATCAGCACCGCCAGAGTAGGAACAAATAGCATTAGGATGTTCCCTCAATCTTTTTGCGATAATACTCTTAATTGCTTCAAATTTTGCCGGAGAATCAAAGTCTGCATAATCCGGTCTATCTGTGTATACTTTACTTACTCCTGTTTTCATCTTCTCGAAAGGAGCCGATATATCTTTGCCCGGCCGGAGCTCCGTACTCCTTTCTGTTTGCTTTAATCAATAAATTGTTCCGCTTTGAATCTGTCTCCCATATCAATAAAATATCCATATAGGAATTCTTTTTGCTTCTTCGTCAGATCTCTCATGTTTGTCACAATATATCCACCGTAACCATACGGATTGTGTATTAAACAATATCCTTTTACTTCTTGTAAGAAATCTCTTTTAAGATGAACATATACATCCTTATTTTCATCTCTCCATTTCCGATATTCATCATTAAATCCCTTGCTTCTGCATATTTCAGATGCTGATTCTTCATGAGTTCCAAACGGAGATTCTATAAAATCACCAGTTGGTGACAACCATCCAAACTCTTTTGATTCGGTATTGGGCTGTTCTTTTTGTTCCGGTCTTGGCATTATTCCGTTTTCAAAATCATCAAGAAGCTTTTTGAATTTTTCCGTATTCATTCCTCTATTTACAATTTCATCATATTTTAGACCCTTGTCATCTTCTTTACCTTTTAGCATCACCATCCGGCATGTGCCCCATTCCATTTCAGAAAATCCAAGTCCATAGCACTCCATCACATAATACAACCCGATTCTCAAATCAGGATCCATCTTGATTTTTATCATATCGATGTAATTCGAATTTCCTAATGCATCCCATACAATGTGAAAATAATAAGGAAAACCTTTTTCAAATGACTGGCATTTCCCCGAATAGTCAATGGTTATACAGGTATCACATCCATTTTCTTCTATATTGTGCTTACAAGAACTGTTAGTGCATTTTATCTTTCTCTTTCCCATATCATCACTTCACCTCATTTGCTACCTGGAATCCCATCCTTGCCACATTCCTTAGATTATCTCTTATCAGTGCCTTGTTCGTTATATGGTGCTTATTCAGCCAGTCATAGTCCTCATCACATTCATGTGCATAACGTTCAGCTTCGTATTCATATTCTGCTTTTGCGACTTTCAAACGCTGAATCATGTAATCAATCTTTTCTCCCGTGTTCATTATTGCTTCACCATCCATCTATTCTCACATACCGCAAAGTAATCACCCACATGCTCCGAGCAGTACTTTGCAAGTATCTCTTTTATTTCATCGTTCAGGTTGATTCCATCCTGAAGTGCTTCTGAGCGAACGGTTGAGCCATCGCCGCCATCAATAATTCGGCAATATAACTTGCTTTCCACTTCAACCTCTTTCTTCTCGCGCTCTTTCTTCCGCTGTTTGAGGATTTCAAGTACTTTGTCAGGATGTTCTGCCCTGAAAGTTATGCAATCATCAACACCTTTTTCTTTACCGATTGGACATTTTCTACAAGGCATACTGCACATTTCAGCTTGAATTTTAATCGCTTCTTCCGCTGCCAGTTCGTCCTCTGCCAATCCTTCAAACATTTCGTCTGTCCACTCATAGTCATCTTCTACAACTTTGTAGCAACCATCATGCACGGATGCAATCGTTACAATCTTTTTCTTTATCATTTCAGCAACTACGTATAAACTGCCATACAGCACCGATGTTTTTAAGTCACTTCTAACTCTTACCTTGTCTCCTGCTTTGTATTTCATTTCGTGCCTCTCTTTCTCAGTTTTTCTAACAGCTTCTTTCTCTTCTGTTTCTTCTCTTTCCATCGTCTCAGGTACTCAATCTGCGCCTGATCCTCTTTCTCTTGTCTATTCATGGTCTTTATCCCTTGTACAGATTCGGAATCGGCATCCATGCTGTAACTCTGTACAGTGAGCATCCACCATGTCCGTTTGAGTATCTATCCCATTCGAGATAACCATACTGTCTGTCAAACCAATGTTTCTCTGCGTCCTCGTCAAACACTTGGATATAACATCCTACACTGTACTCTCTGTATCCGTTACCGTTTGTTGACTCAAGTGTGAGTAGTACATCTCTTTCATCTTCCGGAAGTCTTTCTGTCACTGGTATCCATCCACGCTTGCTGTCAGCATTGTCAATCTTGCACATCTTCTCAACATACTCCCTGATGGTCCCTGTTGCCGTCATCAACCCGTCATCATACCGATCCGGCTGACAGTCTTTCATCTTCTCTTTCCTAATCTCACCCTCGACCTCACTCAGCCAGGAAAGAAATTTATCTGCGTCCATCATTCTACTCATTTTAAATTTTCATCCCCTTCTGGTATTCATAAATTCCAACATACTGTCCATAGCTCATACCATGCTCTCTTGCTTCCGCTGCTATTCTTATGAGCTCATTTCTGTACTGCTTCGATTTTCTTCCCGGCTTCTTCATATTTTTCTTTTGCCTGGTCTCTGTAATAAATTTTCTATGTTCCTCTTGTATTTCACGCATTTTTGCTCTAGCACGCTCTTTGCTAGCATAACCGGCACACTCATCACTGCAGTATGCATATCTTCTTGATGCCGTGATGAGCCGTCCGCAGATAATACATTTTCTTATTTTACTTTCACCCATTCTTCTTTTTCCTTTTCCTGCAACTCATTCCCTTATGGAAATACATCTCTGTCCGTCTTTTCGTCCTAACATACTCATAGTCTCCCACAATCTGTTCACCGCACAAGCTGCATATCTTCACATCATCCAACACTGCTTTATTGCTTTCTTTCCGTTTTTTCATTGGCATTCACCCACTATTTCATTAATAATTGGTGCCCATGCACACTTCAACCATCTGATAAAATCACACATAGGCTTGCTGACCTCACTGTACTTATTTTCAAGTGCTTGCACGGTATCATTAAATCCTCTTGCACTTTTTGTCTCTCGCACTTCCTTGTACGCTTTCCATATGGCATTCTGTATTTCTGCCACGTATTCATGCTTAATTTCATTCATGATTACAAATTTTCCTTTCTGTAACACTACAGTAACAACTATGTTTGTTACCATAAAACCTTGTATTTCCTTGGCAAATCGGTGTTTTTTTAATCGGTAACAACAGTAACACGACTTTTCTCGCATATAGGACTTGCTTTGTGTATTACACATACACACACGACACCTTATATATATTAAATATTGAATGTTACTTCTGTTACTTTGTTACCATGCAACTCATTTAAAAGGCAATTCTTCCTGTGCCACGCGTTCGAATCCATCTGCGTCTTTTGATTCGTCCAGCTTGATCCACACGCAGCGAACCGTTTTCCTTTCAATCTTCTTAAGTTTGGTCTGATTCTTCCCATCTGTCTGCAACAAGGCATTTTTATCTGCCCAATTCATAAATGCCTTATAGGAAAATCCTCCGCTCGCACAGAGATCTCTTGCCGCCTGCACATACATGATGGCATATCCCTGTTCAATAATTCCCCACTGCTCCACATTTACAGATGAGTCAAAACGCTGACCATTCATGCTGATTTTGTCTAGTATGTAATGATAACAGCGTTCATGTTCTGACACCTCTGCTTGGCTTGCAAGCATCTTTTTAGCGCTCTCTATATCAATGTACTCACCGTCACAGAATATCCGCTCTGTGGCGATCTTGTCCGCTGTCAAAATCACTGAAAGCGCAATGCTCTGCTTCTGCATGGCATCATGTCTGTAGATTTCTTTTTGAATCTCCATCTGCATCTCACGAATCTGATCAATACCAATTTCTTTTACTTCTTTGACAAATTCTTTCCCGGCAAAACCATAATTCTTTTTCAAAAAGTTGGCGGTGTACTGGGGATCTTCAAAGACTTTTTCATCACACTCCACTTCGATGATACGGTTAATTGCTCCGCCCTGAGTGACATAAGAGTTAAGTGGTCGCTCACCATTTGTCAGTATCGCATTCTTCCACCGGTTTTCTTTTCGAATTCCTAAGTCTCTGTTTGATCGGCTCTTGCCCTTTCCAGAGCACAGATCATATACAACCCCCTCAAAGTTATCCCTGATTCTAGCGCTGACCTTGCTTGAATCGTCCAGCATCAAAGGCAGATTGTTTAGCAGATCTGACCGGACCTCTAGCTGTACATCTGTTGTTTTAAAGTCCCCTATGTACATACTGTCTGCCGGATTTGCCCATACAGATGCGGCCAGCATCATGGCAACTGTCTTTCCACCTTCTGTTTCGCCCCATAGATCCACAATGAATGGAAGCGCACCGAGCAGTCCAACCAGAACACTGGCAAAGGATGCCGCAAGAAAAAATTTAATCTCCATCCGGTCACGTTTCCGAAGTTCGCAGACATGATTCAACCATTCCATATAGCTTCCTTGCTGCCGGATACTTTCATACAACTGCTTGAACTGCAGATCTCCATCAAAGAGGATGTCCGTATCGTATGGTATAAAATCTCCACCAATCCATCCCAGTTTTGACGTAGATTTCTGCAATGGGATATCATTATCATTCAAATTTTCTACATCCGACAGGTATTTAACTAACAGCTTCGCATTCTCCGAAGTTACGGAAACACCAAGCTTTGACAGACTCACGATCTTGCTGGCAGAAGATATGATATCTTTCGGTACTGTAATCTCTGTCCAGCGATGATTCCGTTTGTATGCCAGTTTGATCTGTTCTTCTCCCGTTTCAAGATTCTTCAAGCGTCCAATTGGGAGGATTGGATGATAGCAGACAATGACCTCATTATTATAATCCTTATTGAATGTCCTTATGCCGTCATCTGCCGCCAGCCATGACCCGCATTTCATTGCCTCGTATTTTCCGGTAAAGTCCGTCCAGTTACTCAGAGCATTACGACTCCGTCTCTTCTTGTTCATTTCCTGCTCGGCTTTTTTGTAAGCTTTTAACATCGTGTCGAATCCCTGTTTTACGCCCAGTTCCTTCGCTCTGTCCTGAAAAGAAAGCAGCATCCGCGCCTTTTCAATCTCATCTTCTTGCTCAAAGATTTCTGTAAAGACTTCTTCAGCAAGAATGCTCTTCTTGTCATACTCACTTAATTTTTTCATTTAGCGCTTCATTCGCCTCCTTGTCATATTCATCATGCAAATACAGCTGATACTGCAGCTTGTTATAACAATCCGTCCAAGTGTCAGAAAAAGGTTCTGATTTCTTCCACCAGTCTCTGTAAATATCGATCAAAAGATTATTTAGTGATCTTCTGTCTTTTTCTTTCCGCTTCTGTTTGTCCCTCATTTTTTTTCGCTGATCCGAACGATATCGGACCAGCTTTGAATGAAATGTAGGTTTCTTCTCGTACTCTCCACCAAGCAGATGAAAGGCATCTTTAAAGTCGCAGCACTCCATCAGCATAATGAACGAGAAAATATCTCCATGGGCTCCGCATGCAAAACAATGGAAGTCTCGGTCATAGATCTTCATGGATGCATCTCTGTCTCCACGATGGAAGGGACAATGGATGAATCCTTTCCGATCCGGTTGTAATCTATAAAGAGCCAATACATCTCGCATATTATACATTTCTTTAATTTCATCTCTTGTCATAGACCATCACGGAGGATTTCTATTATCCTTCTACCGGTATCTTCTTTGTCGCAAAAAAGATACCTCACCCCATACTTTTTTTGTTGTGTACACAGGATTTTGTACAGTGTTTCTCCCTGCATAGCTTTTGTTTCAATATCCTCCCATTTTCCAGTTTCCTGATTATACTGCCTTTTCCATCGGCGTGGATTGTCCCACCAAATAACGTCTTCTAGCCGTTTTATACCTTTCCCGTGTTCTACGAGAATGACAAGCTGTATTTCATTTTCCTGTGCCAATACAAGTTCTCTTCGGAATCGTGCATGATCACTACAGACATTACTGCACAGTTCCGTTAGATTCTGTTTTCTGTCAATAATTAACCTTGGATTATCATAATTCATATAATCTCCAACCATTAACTTGCTTACTGGATGCGTAATCCCTTGTTTATCAAATTCCTCCACAATCTTTTTGATTGCTCTTGCCTTCTCCCTGCTGTCTATCTGTATAATCACTTGATCACTCCTAATTAAATGGAAGTTCTTCATCAATTCCATCTGGAATATTCATAAATCCATCATCATTTCCTGATGCGGAAAAACCATTGGAATTATTGATGCTTTCAGAATCATTGTTGGAAGCTGATTTGCTCTCTCCGAATCCCACCTGCTCTGCAATTACATCTGTTGTATAGATCTTGGTGCCTTCCTGATTGGTATAAGAACCTGTCTGCAGCCTCCCTGTAATTTCTATCTTCATTCCTTTACGGAAATATTTTTCAATAAATTCGGCCGCCTTACCAAAAGTGACACAACTGATGAAATCAGCTGTTGGCCCTCCTTCCTGCTTGAATCTACGATCTACAGCCGTTGTGAAACGGGCAATAGTCTTGCCACCATCTGTGTAATGCACATCTGGATCACGTGTCAGGCGCCCTGTTAAATTCACATTATTAATCATCTTTTTCTCCTCTTTCAAGATCTGGCGTTTTCTTGAAAATCTCCATTACAATTTTGAATTCCTCTACCGTCATTTCTTCGATTTTCTTTGCCTTGATTGATTTTCTCGACAAAATAACCCGATCAGCTACACCTGTACGTTTCTGCTCTGCCCGGATTGTCTGCAGCATAGCTGCATCGATTCGCACATCACTATTAGAATTAACTTCCGCTTTCTTTGCATTCTGCTCTGTTTCTGGTTCTTTTTTCTGACCTTTAGTCTTTTTTGTTTCTTGGTACGGATTCGCAATTTCCCCTTCCAGATTTTCTGCATCTGGATCACTCATATCTTCTGTTGGAATACAGAACACCTGGAAGCATACATACTTATAAGCAATTGCCATTGCCTTATTTGTTGCCTTATCCCCCATATCCATTCCTTCTCCGTAGATTATGGAACAAAAAGAAGATCCATCCTCTCCATAGAATGTAAATTTAATTTTGCAGACTACTTTAATTATTTTTGCACCTTTAGCAGTCTGTCCGATAACTTCCTCTTTACGTTCCAAGATTGTAGGAACAATAAATACCTTATTCTTTGCCAGTGCTGGATGAAGCGCATTAAACACATCATCCACGCTTCTATACTTGAACCCTTGCTGTTTGTTTACTTTGTCCTTAGAAACAAATCCGCAATCCGAGATGACCCCCGCTATTGCAGCATAAATCTTTGGATTTTGTAATGTAGCTGTTTTTTCTCCACTATCCATTATCCCAGTCTCCTTTCAAACCAGATTCCAATACTGTTAAAAACCATTTCCACTTCTTCCAGTTCTTCCGGCGTTGCAACAATTTTGTAAAATGCTGTAATCGTTGTTGGCTGCACAAACGGCAATTCTGTATCATTTTCCAGACCTGTCACCTCTGCTTCTGCAAATTTTGCTTTCGCGACGGCTTCTGCAACAGCTGTTTCTTTAATTTGGTTTTCTCTTTCAATCCGCTCTCTTTCTTCTCTGCGAATCTCTTCCTCTAACCTGCGTTGTGCCTCCTCGTACTCCTGTTTTTTACGTTCTTCTTCTCTGCGGAGAATTTCCGCTTTCTGCTCCTCATACTTGTTTATGTATTGGATGCACTCTTGCAGATTCAGAGTATCCTTATATTTTTCCAAAGCTTTCCCTGCAGATTCAGATCTCATTCCACAAATTACATTCACATCTGTTCTCACCTTATCTACAACCATGTTGATAGCTTCCTTTATTGATTTCTCTGTTGTCGTTGCATTCTCCCATTTTGGATCATAAATTTTTTCTAACGACAGGTATTCCTTCATATCTCCAATCAGATCGGCATAAATTTCCTTGATCCGGAGGCGTTTTTCTTCTTTTCTTTTTTTCTCAAAATCCTTCACCTGCGAATCGATTAGATGGATCGGCTGGTCGATTTTTCCTGTTAAAATCTTCATCTTCTGCTCAAAATCATCATAGGGCTTCATCCATTCTTTTTTAACATTTTTCCTTGCATCTTCAAATTCTTTCTTAAATTTACGAAGACTTGCCAATTCAGCCTTTGCAATATCTTTTGTTTCCTCCGTAAATACAGCTCCTTTGTATTCTGCTAATTTCTTATCCAGTCTTTCCTCTATTTCTTCAAAATTTAATTCAATACAGCCTGAATTCTGCTGAATGTTTAATGATAATTCGTTCATGTTCCTTCCTCCTTATTCGTCACACATGCCGATAATCGCTTTGATGGTTTTGACATTAACGTAATCGTACTGAGCGACTTCTTCGCTCTCGATGTATGAGATTAAAGCATCCATACGAGCATCTGTTCTGCACAGCTCCATAAATTTGGCTACGCTTACTTCTAATGTTTTTTCTTCCATTGCTTTCCCCTCTCCGAAATGGTATTATTAAGTTGGTTTATTTGCTGAGTGCCTGAAGGTTGCCGCCTTTGCTATGGCACTCTTTTTTAGTATCCGAAGATAACATAAGTTGCAATTCCAAGAAACATCACAGCTCCCATTGCGACTACTGTCATAATCGCTGACATTGTTTCTTCTCTGTCATTGCACTTGCTCCTCTTCGGCTGTCCCTGAATGTCAATTATCTGAACTGTCTGAATTGCTTTTCTCTGAATGTTGATTACATCTAACTGATTCACTCTTTCTCACCCCTTTCTTATAAGATGTACATGGAATGAATCTGCTCATCTCCATGCAGTGATTCTTATATACACATTCTTTGCAACTTCTCATATCACTTCTCTGCCTATTCGTTCTTTTTCTGATTCAGAAATTTTAAGTACCCTCAAGATCTCCCTCAGTTCTCCAAGCCGAATATCTTCCGGCATACCAAATCTCTGGTAGAGAGTACTCATTGGGATTCCTGTCAGCTTGGAAAGTTTTCCCATGTTAATGTCTTCCATCGTCTTGCCTGATTGTATGATTGCAAGAAGTATTCTGTTCTGCCTTTCCCTGTCAGATATTTTTAATTTTGGCATCTCTTCTCACCTCTCTAATCATCATAAGTGCGTGGGATCATGTCCTCTGTCAGTGCGTAAAACTCGCTGAGATACGCTCCGTCATCTGTAATGCTTAAATCAACAGCAACGTTGTTCTCGTTCATCAGCATGATACTCAACGCACACTCTTCTCCAATTGTTCCGTTGCCAACAGCTAAGACCTTAAAGCCTTTCAATGCGTGCAGCTCTTCAGAATCTCCATTGACTCTCTTATTGATAATCTTTTTCTTCATTGCTTTCACCTCTCTTCATCAGTACCCCTCACGCCACCTACTCAATCGCTGGAACCCAACCACATTTCTTACACTTTTGCGTCCTCATCACTGATAGCACTTAAATCATCCTTAACTGCGTGTGGCTCACTGATCCAAATAGCTTCATCCGAAATAGTTACATCAATAGCTACATGATGTTCATTTACCAATGTAAGAACAGTTATGTCTCCAAAATCACCATTAGTGGGTCCATCTTCCACACTTACTACCTTGAATCCAATAAGCGGAGCAAAAGCTTCTTTTTCTCCTGCGTATTCTCGATTTATAATAGTTTTCATCTTGATTCCCTCCTACACTTCAAAACTCATCTGCGCATTTTCAGCGTCAATCTCTTCTTTCAAAAACATTGGGAGCTTGTACGCTTCGATAATCTTTACTGCCAGGTTGCACTGATTTCTCTTGATTGCCTTGTATGTGTCAACGCCGAATTCTCTTTTGAGCTGTTTATCAAGGTCTTTGTAAACTTTGGTTCGCAAGCTCCTGTTCCGATACGCTGGACTACTCTTTCCGCCCATCAGTGGAACAATCTTGTTATTCTTTGCCCATGTGATTCTCTGACACTCCAAGGCAAGTAACGGCATGTCCTGTTTGAACTCCTGTAAATCCTTGTCAATGGAATTTACTTTCTCTGTTAGTTCCACATTACCCTGTGCAAGTAACTGAATCTTCTGGTCGGTTGTCATTGGAACTACTTTTGGTTTCTCAAAATAGTTGTCAACCAGTCTGTCGTAGACTTCCCATGCTGTGTCAGTGTTAAGTGACTTCGCATGAAGGAAAGCTCCTTTTTCCGTCCAAAGATAAAGCTTCGATGCTTTCTTTGAACCGTCATCAATTTGATGATGGTCAACAAACTCTCTCTTTTCACCATCTTCCAAGCAGATGTAATGTTTTCCTTCAATATATCTTTCCTTATTTCTATTGAAGTTGTTTGAAATAACTCTTGTGTCAGAGCCATACGCTTCAGCGATCTGCTGTGTTGTGAGCACTCTAATGCTTTTGTACTCTGTAATCTGTAAGTTGTTCATTTCTGTGATTCCTCTCTAAAGTGTCATTTAATTCAACTTTTCGTTTAAAAAAATTCTGTCTCTATCTGACCTTGAAAGTTTTAGCGTCTTTGTTAATCCAACGATTTCAGAAGCTGTAAACTCTCCACCTTTTAAACGATTGTAGAATGTTTCTCTAAGAATACCGCTTTTTTCACAAATGGCTTTGACTGTCATTCCGCTATCAGCAATTCTTTCTTTTAAAAGTTTGATGTCTGCCAAGGCAACTCCCCTCCTTTCTGGTTGAACTTTATTCAACATCATCAATATATCACGGAGTTGAATATGTGTCAACCATTTTTACAAAAATGTTGAATATTTTTCAATCTTGTGATATATTGAAATCAAGGAGGTACGCAAAATGCTTCAATTATATAAAAACATAAAAAAGAGACGATTAGAATTGCAATTAACGCAGACTGATTTAGCAACTAAGCTGGGTTATGCTGATAAAAGTATGATTGCAAAAATAGAAAAAGGGGTAGTAGACTTGCCTCAGTCAAAAATACTTGCTTTTGCTGATGTGCTACAGACATCCCCTAGTGATTTAATGGGTTGGGAGCAGATAGACACAAATTTTTCCGGGAAAGAAGCTCCGAAAGAAATCTATGATAAATTCAAAAATAATGTATCTAAATTTCACGGAGAACATAAAGAACTTCTTGATATATATGAAAAGCTCTCTTCTCCAAATCAGAAAAGAGTCTTCACCTATTCAAAAAATTTGCTCATGAACCAGCAAATGGAAGAAGAGTTGGCCGTCCAGGCAGCTCATGAACGTACCGATATAGAAGTAACGGATGAGATGAGGCAACATGATGATGACATCATGGATGACGAAAACTTCTAATCTCCATAGTCCACTTTTATAGGACAAATTGCTTAGTACAATTATGATGGAGGTGTTGTAAGTGAATTCTTATGAAATACTTTTAGACGAAGCTCGCAATATTGGATTAGTGGTAAAGGAAAAGCCACTTCAAAGCGGAGATGGAAGAATAAAAGGAAACAAAATTGCTATCCGGCATGATATTAAGACATCACGACAGAAAGCCAATGTTCTTGCTGAAGAACTTGGACACTACTATACTTCCACAGGTGATATTCGAGATCAGTCCAAACTGGAGAACCGGAAACAGGAACGTCAAGCCCGGTTGCACGGCTACAACCGCCTGATCGGACTTATGGGAATCATCCACGCATTCAATGCTGGATGTCAAAATAAATATGAAATTGCAGACTTTCTAGATGTTACAGAAGAATATCTAGAAGAATGTATCAGCTGCTACCGTGATAAGTATGGAGTATATACTACCGTTGATAACTATATTATATACTTCATTCCGAATCTGGTAGTAGTTGAAATAATTTGATATAACCTCACAAGGGATTATATATACGAGCAGTGGTGGCTCGTAAGGAACAGGTCTCGCAAAAGAAAGAGAGGGATAAAAAACATGGGTTTTTTAGACAAATTAAAAGGAAGCTGGGATAACGCTTCTAGATATGCTGACTTAAGGCAAAAAATAGAAAATAATGAAATTTCTACATTGACTGAAGACGACCGCAGCTTCTTTGAAGCCACTGCCAAAAAGACTCCAGAAGAACATTTAGCTGACTGGGAGAAGCGACAAGCCGAAAAGGCTGAGCGCGATCGCATCAAAGCCTTAAGAAAAGCTGAAACACAATACAATATAGGTGGTTTAAAATTCCGTAAAGATGGAAATGGTTTATATTATTTCGGAAATTCTTTTCAGGAAGGCGCTGGACACTTTAAACTGGTTGATTTTATTTGGGATGGTCCTCAATACAATTTAATCAGCAAAACAACCGGAAATAATAAAACTCACGGTCGTGCTGGCAGCGCACTAATTGGTGCTGCAGTTGCTGGACCTGTCGGTGCCGTCGTCGGCGCATCCCTCGGAAAGAAAACAAAAGTCAACACAACTACTACGACAAAACAGCAGGAATTAGATACCGTTGCATTTTTAGTATTCGAATCTACAGAAACAGGAACGAGAGTTCAAAAGGAAATCAAATGTAATACCAATACTGCAAATGAAGTTCGCAGACTTTCTTTTAATTAATACCAAAAAAGAAACCGCTCCTGCGCCAACAGGAACGGTCAACTAAAAGAAACACACGCCAATGTGCTTCTTTTAGTAACTCCGAAGAGATACTCCAAAATCCAATGAATATTGTATCATCTTCGGAGCAGTCAATCAATCAGAACTCTTGTTCTGTTGCTAGGCTGTTATTTTTATACCATTTTTTATAAAAAGGAGATGATTATATGGCAACAGCTAAGAAGTTACCTTCCGGATCATGGAGATGTCTGGTATTCTCACACTATGAAAATGTGGTGGATAAGGATGGAAAACCAGTTATTGATCCGAAAACAAAAAAGCAGAAGCAGAAAAGAATCTATGAATCATTCACCAGTGATCTTCCGGGTAAGCGTGGAAAGCAGTCAGCTGAAGCACAGGCTGCACAGTTTCTTGCAGAAAAGGACCGGAAGAAACGTCCTGAGAACTGGACTGTAAAAGAAGCGTTCACTAATTACATTAAATTAAAAGAGAATGTGCTGTCTGAAACCACATTGCGTGGATATGAAACAATCGTAAGGAATCAGATAAAGCAAATCGAGAACATAAGCCTACGTAAGCTGTCTCAAGAGGACGTACAAGCGTGGGTAAATGCAATCTCAATAAAGTTATCACCTAAGACAGTAAAGAACGCTTATGGACTATTTACGGCTGTCATAGGGATGTATTCTCCTGGAACGATGTTTAGAGTTACTCTACCAGCTCCAAAGAACTTTGACGGATATGTTCCGTCTGATGAGGACATCGAGAAGTTGATCAAGTACATTGAAGGAACTGAGATGGAAAAGGCTGTGCTCCTTGCAGCGTTTGGAAGTCTTAGACGTGGAGAAGTGTTTGGTCTAACAAAGGAAGACATCACTGGGAACTCTATTCGGATCAGAGAGACACGTGTGCGTGGTAGAAAAGGAATCGTGACCAAAGGACCTAAGACACAGAGCAGTTGTAGGCATGTGATCATGCCGGAATTTGTAATCAGAAAATTTGATGATATTGAAAGTGGTCCGCTTGTTAAGATGCACCCGGAAGACTTGTCCAAGAACTTCAAGAAGGTGCTACGCTCTGCCGGTATCCCGGAGTTTCGATATCATGATCTCCGTCACTACACTGCATCCATCATGCACGCACTTAATATTCCGGATCAGTACATCATGAAACGTGGTGGTTGGAAGTCTGACAAGGTGCTCAAAAAGGTATATCGTGGTACTATTGAGTCTGAGGAAAAGAAGTTTACCGACAAGATAAACGAGCATTTCACTCAAATCATGCAACACGATATGCAACACGAACCGAAGAAAGCGTGATAAAACCGCCACTTTTGGCAAAAATCTTTTGGGTTCGATTCCCGCCAGGTCCACTTTTCAATGAAAGTGTGAAGACTTCAAAATAACGGCATTGTATCTCGTAAGATGAGATGCAATGCCGTTATTTTTTGAATAATATCCTTACTTGCAAATGGAATGCATAAAAAAACTCTGAGATACTCGCAAACATTGACTTCACAAGAATCTCAGAGAAAAAATAATGCCGCAGACCGGAATCGAACCGTTTTACTTAATCTCAAATACTGATAGAAAGGGGCTTTGAAGACTTCATCACGGTTGCGGTGTTCAAAAAGTGTTCAAACGTTTGTTGCATACAAACTGGAAGTTATCTTTTTCCTAATGGCAATGCTATTAAATTTCCCAATAATGCAATAACAGCATATCCAACTACATAAACCCATGCACTTGAGTTATAAAATATAAATATAGATGGCGCAAACATTATTGCTACAATCAAAATATACCAGAAGTTAAAACCATTCCTAATCCCATAAAAAACAGAGGTTATTAAACATATTAGAGGAATAATTACTAACATAACAATCATTGCACTTCCTGTGTTTTTTATAAACCAAGGAACGATATAAAAATCTATCAGCAACAGTAGGTAGAAAACCATGTTCTTTTTTAATTTATCCAT